ATACTTGTGTAAGTCTGATATGTCTGTTGCTACAGAAAAACTACTATTAAATATACCTCTTGTGTTTACATCTGTATCACCAACACCTGTTCCTACTCTTCCTGTAGCTGTTGCATTACCAAGGATTTTATAACTACCCATAGCTTGTTTTGCAGTAGATAAATTACCATATCCTTCTGTTAATAGATTTTTGTTTAAATCTCCTGTTAATGGTTTAACTCCATCCTGTTGACCTAGCTGTCCACCTATCCGACTACCAATTATACCACCTAAAGGACCTAAGAACATAGTTCCTAATGCTCCACCTGCAAGTGAACCTATATTTAGATTACCTAAACTAAAACTGCCTTCACCTGCTACCTGTGATACAGATGGTCTATCTTTGTCTTCTTTTGTAACCTGTGTAGTTGGAACAAGAACATCTTTTACAACATCAGGTGCTTCAACTCCTGCTTCTTCAATAGGCACAAAACCTGCAGGTATTGGATACACAGGTTTGCCATTTACGAATGTAAAAGATTTTGTTTCACCTGTTTCTGTATTTTTATACTGTCTTTGTTCTGATACAGGTAACTGACCAAACTCTGTTCCACCCATTGTATCTTTAAATGTTCTAGGTTTTATTGCAGGTGCTTCAACTTTAGGTGGTTTAGGAGGTTCTATAATAGGCATAAAAGGGTCTGGCATTTGAGGTTGTTGTCCATAAGGATTTCTTGTTTGAAACACAGACTTTTGTTTTTGTAGTTGTGTAGGGTCTTGTATGTTTACACCTGCTACACCACCTGCCTGTGCCATAAATGGTGTATCATCAGGTAATGTCGCTTCTTCTGAATTACCCATTTGACCCATCGCTTCCATCTTATCTAAACCTGATTTTGCTTGGTCACGTAAACCCATAATCTTTTCTAAGCCATGATACCTAACTACATCAGCAGGTAAGACAAACTCTCCTTCACTTAGCTGTGCAGGTATGTCATCTCTGACTTCTTTTTTAGTTGAACCTACAGGAACATCATTTCCTGATACAGGGTCTTTTGTACCCCCTTGGTCTTTCAGTCCACCAAATAGTTCTAATTGTTGGGATTCTATATTTTTCTTTTGCATTGTTGGTACTCCACCTCTGTTCATTTGATTTTTTAATCCTAGTGTTTTAGGATTTAATATACCCTCTACGTTTTCTGCACCTCTTAAATACTTAATTTCAACAGGTATACTTTCTCTATTTGATTGTATGGCTTCAGCTAATCTATGATTACCTTCTGTTACAAACGGAACTCCATCTTCTCTAACATGTATCAAGATAGGAGACTCTTCATATCCTTTTTCTTTTATACTTTTTTTTAAAAGTTCTAGCTTTCTACTTGTATCCCTAGTTTTATGCTCACCCATCATTCCCTTAACATCTTTTAACATTTTTGGGTCTAGTCTAACAGGTTCGGTAAAGAATGCCGTTTGTCCACTAAAATTTCCTATATTTACTGTGGCTGTGTCGGTTTCCGTTAATCCATCTGCAATGGCTTTATTTCTATCCTCTAATGCAGATTTAATTTTTTTATCTGTGTATTCGACTCCCATAAAATCTTTTCCGGGATTGTCTACTTTTAATTTAGGTAAATTATCTGTTTGTTTTACTGCAGTTTCTTTGGCTTTATTAAAATAATTCTTGTAATAATCTAAAAATTCTTGCCTTGCTTGTTGCTCTAATTTAGTGTCAGCACCTTTTGCAATAGGAGAAATTAAAGTTTCTTTTCCAAAATCAAGCATGTGTTGATTTAGATTTTCTAATGTTTTAATCTCACCTTTAGCTATTTTTAATATTGCTTCATCAAAACCTCTACCAGTGCCTATACTTTTTTGTAAATTTGATGCTTCAGGTAAACCTTTTGTATAATCATCTGTTTCTCTCATCATGCTTTTCATAGGTTGCATTTCTAGGTTAGAAACATCAACTATTATTTCATCTTGTTTATCTAATAAATTTTTAGCATTTTTTGCAGGGTCTCCAATAGTTTGATAACCCCTTATTTTTTGTTGTCCAAAACCCTTTTCTTTTAGTTTTTTATTTACACCTCTTTTTATATCGTCTTTAAATGCAGGTAAGTATCCTATTACATTTTCTTTAGGCACATCGTATTTTACAATATACATTTCATCTAACATGCCTTTTTTAGGTTCAAAAAATTTTAAGTTTTCTTGTATGGCTTCTATAGATAAAGATGCAGATATTTCTTTTTCAGGTTTAATTTCTTTTCCACCCCTAGTTATAACTAGTCTATAAACAGGAACTGTTTTTGTTTGCTCATTTATAACACCTAAATCTTGTAATTTATTAATAGATTTTTGTTGTAATTCAGGTTTAGATTTAAGTCTATTAATTAATTCACTTCTACCAACACCACTCTTGCCACTAAAACCTGTATTAATATACCCTGTTATTAATTCTTCATCTGTTAAATCACTATGCCTATTGTTAAGAATATCATCTGTTTGTTTTACAGCTGCAGACGGTTCTGGTTCTTCACCTGTAATTTTTCCGTACAATTTATCTGCATCTTCTTGTAATAAAACTTCTTCATTTTCTAAAATTTCCTTTTTTATTGCTTCTGGATAGTCTTCAATGTTTTTTAAATTTTCTGCAACTGTAGATTCTTTCTCACCTAACTTATTCATATATGATTTAAATGCTTTGTCTTTTGCTTTTTCATATTTTAATACTTCATCATCTGTATAATTTATAACTTCTAAACCATAATCGTTAGCATATGCAGTTGGATAAATACCTGAATCAGCAATTTCTTTATGCGTTTTAATATTAGTTCTATTTAATGCGACCCTTGCATCTATTTGGTTCATAAGTGCTGTTTTAAATCTATCAAAATCTCCTATCTCATTAAGTTTAATATCTTCTAATAAATTTTTATAAAAATCAACTAATTCTTGTTGTTTTTCAAGATTAGGCACAATATCACCAACCACTGTTGAATTTGAAGAATCAATAAGAACATAACCTTTACCATCATTAAAATCTTCAATATCTACAAATTCTCCTTTTTTTGAGTTTTTTCCATAAACATACATATGTATTAAATTAGGCTTTTCATAAATTATATCTTTTATATGTTTTTCAAACTCCCCATTGTCATTTGTAATATCAAATATATCTTTTAATGGTTTATCTACTGTCTTATGACCTTGGTCAAAAAGTTCAGGTCTTTGTCTATCATAGTTGTTTAAAGTTGTGCTAGAGATATTTTGTTCAGCATGATTTAATACACCAATTACTGGTTTGTTGTCTACAGATTTTACATATTTGTATGTCATCTCTACATCATTTGCTGATATAGGATTTCTGTCTAACACAGCATTTTTTTTATCCCTAAATAGTTTTTTTAATTTTCCATCTTCTCTAATATTTATTTTTCTAGCTAATGCTTCAATTAAAAAATCTATGTGCATATTTGTTAACTCTACACCGTGTTCTCCATACCCAGCATCTCTTGCGTTTATGCCAATTTTATTGTTTATATCTTGACTATATTCATTAATTTCAAAAGGTTTTTCTTTAAAGATGTCAAAATATGTTTTATTTAATTGTTCACTTAATTTTATTACTTTATCATTAACATAAATATTTCCACCACCATAGTAATTTGGTATATCAATTCCTGTTAAAAAATCAGGAAGAATTTTATTACTTATTTTTTCTGAAATATCAGAACCTCTAACATTACCGAAATCATTTGTTTGTTTTAAATCTTCTTCATATATTTTTTTATGATTTAAGTCTTTAAAAAATGCTCTTGTATTATCACCAGAAGTTAAATTCATTCTATGTTGAACAGCGTGTTGTAACTCGTGTATTAAAAGTCCTCTAACATATCCTAAATCTAAACCTGCTTCTGCTCTTGTAATTCTAATCACATCGTCATAAGAATAATGACCTCCTTGTGTAGCTTCGTCTTTTTTACTTATAAACTGTACTTTTATATCTCTAAGAGGTTGAAAAGGTTTTCCAGTATATTTATTAATAAATGGTTTACCTGAAGGTGGTAGTTGGTCAAACTGACTATACAAACCTTCGTAGTCAAGTAAATCACCTATTGTTAAAGAATCAGATTCTATTCTTTCAGTAAATTTAGCAATGTCTATTTTAAGACCTGCTTTGTTATTAATATCTAAAGCTGCCTTTTCATAAAAAGGGTCTCCTAAAGTACCACCCTCAAGTAAATCCACGTTTTTAGCATTAAAAGTTGCTTTAGTTGGGTCAATTATTGCCCTAAATTTACCGTCTTTTGAAATGAAACCACCTGTTTCTGTTATAGCTTTCGCCATATTTTCAGGTGTAGGTTCTACTTTATCAAATCCTTGTTGTAAAAATCTTGAATATGCTTCTTGCCCTACAGCACTATCTGAACTTACAACGCTTTCAAGTTTTGATGTATCTACTACATCTCTATTTATATCTATACCGTCAGGTATACTAATACCATCGGCTGTAGCAAGTTGGGGTTGAAATGCTTGTTTAGTTTGGTCAACTGTAGTTTGTATAATATCTTTTGCTTTGTCAATTTTAGGTTTTAATAAATTTTTTGTTTGGTCTGCTACGTTTTTTGCAGTCTTTGTTAAAACCTTAGCACCTGATACACCTGCCTTTGTTAATCCACCAAGTGATACAAGTTCACCAACCATTTGATTAATATCAGATGCATCTGACTTTATACCTGTTAATTCTGTAAATTCTTTATCAAAAGCATCTCTACCATATTTTTCTTGTAGTTCATTTAATTTAGGTTGTATAGCTTTAGCTAAAATATTACCTGTATAATCTGCAGATAAGTCATTTGCTAGATTAGCTAAGTCTAATATATCAGAAGGAAGACCTAATGTGCCTGTAACAGGTCCTACAGCAAGACTTGTAAGACCTTCTTTTATTTCTTCTTTACTTCTAAATTCAGGTAGACCCAATCGTTTATATAAAGGGCTGCCGTAAAAACCTTTTTCTGTTTGCTCTTCTAAACTATCCATTCACTTCATCTCTTAATAACTTTAGCTTACGCAATACAGCAATCGCACCTTGCGACCTGTGCATTAATACAGCATTCTCTGTTTGCTCCATAGCCCTATGTTGTTGAGTAATTAACTCTTCTAGGTAACTATTGAATGCTTGGAGTTGTTTGTGGTTGTTGACCAACGGCTTGAGTTGGCTGAGTATTTGTTTGTCCACCTTCTTGAGGTACTCCTGTAAATCCTTGCTCACCCGGAACTGGCACTTGTCCTGTTCCTATTGTTCCACCACCTGCACCTGTTGGGTCTGCAGGGTTAGCACCTGCTACAGGAGGTTGTTGCTCATCTTGAGGTTGTTGGAAACCTTTCATTATCTCTGCTTGTAATGCAGCTTCATCCATATTATTAGTTACTTTGTCAGGGTCTAAATCTAATGCCTTTGCAATCTCACGAATAATATACTGAAACTTAGCAAATGGTGCAAGGGCAGGACTTGCTGCAACTTGCATAAACTGCATGAGTCTTTGTGACCTAACTTCGTTAGCCATAAGACTTTCAGTTCCTCTAGCTTTAACTTCTAAGTCACCTTTTATTTTAGGGTCATAATCAAACTGCATGTTAAAACGAAACATACCTTTACCAAGAGGTGCTAGTAGGTAATCATCTACATTTTTAATAACCGTCTTTACACTGCCACTAGCAGCGTTCATAAGCATAGAAATACCTGAAGCAGTCCTACCTACCCCTGTAACACCTGTTTGCCCATGTGAGAACGATGGTAGCCCTGTTGCTTCGTCTGTTAATTGTCTAGCTTTGTCAAATAACTGCATATTCTCATTTGATACGTTTGGAAACTTTGTACCAAAGATAGCTTGTCCCGGAGCACCACCTTGTCTTCTAAATATTTTTCCCGGATATACAGATAAATCTTGTCCCGGAACTAGGTTTGTTTCATCTACTTCTATAAGTAAATTACCTGACAATACAGCATTATCTACTGCCATTCTCATAAAACCATTCATTAAAGTTTGTGTATCATCCATGTTTTCAGCAAGACCTACACCAAAGAATGAATATGGATTAAGTTCGTATGGTGATGCCATATATGGTATTTTAGCAGGTTTAAATGGATTTATCACAACTCGTAGTAATTTACCATTACATGTCCATACGTTACATTGTATTTCATCAAAGTCCTGCATCTCACTTGGTATTTCAATGCCTTCTTCGTTTAGCATTTCTACATCACATACACCCCAATATTCTAATACTTCATATCTTTCAACTTTATATTCAGGTGCATAGTCAGATAAATCATCTTCCCAATCTTTTCTAACGTAGTTCTCACCATCTTGTATTGCTTCTTCAATAACATTATCTCTAAAGTATGGTCTTTTCTTTAAACTACGAAGTTCAGAACGTGACATCTTATGTCTTTCTACAACGAAAGTAGCTTCTTCCATATTCTTTGCATCAGGGTCAGGATAGAAGTTCCAAATAGATACATTGTTTATTTGTGGAACTGTTTTAAAGACAGGATTATAATTACCATTATCATCCCAATTTGGATATTCTTTATCTACAGCAAAAGGTCCTTTCATAACACCTGTACCAAAAAGTGCCATTTCAAAGGCTGTACTACGTAAATGTTTAGAAGCATTTGACTCTTCTAATTGGTCAGTAATCTTTTTCTCCATAGATTTAGCTGCAACCATAGCAGGGCTAAATGTTATAGACGTAGGAGTTTTACCAACACCTTCTTTTAAACCATCAATATCTTCTAATTTATTTTGTAAAGGTCCTAGTTCCTCTTGTAAACTTTGTGCTGTTGCACCTGCAGGTAAATCTTTGCCATCTCCTGCAAAGCCGTAGGGTGATGACATATCATCTCTATTACGAAGCTGTTCAGGTTCTTTTGGGTCAAAGTTTACATCACTAACAACACCATCAGGTAACTCTGTAGGTTCTATACTGATAGGAAACTTATTACCACCAAACAATACATCTACAATCTGTCCATATGCTGCAAGAGTTTTTGTCTTTGTAATCTTTATAAAAACTCTTGACCTTTCTTGTTCTGTAAACTGTACGTCTGGACCATATAAACCACGATAGTTTCTATATGCTCTTATCCATCTATCTTCATCTTGGTCTCTGTAGTCTTCTGCTCTTTTGTATTGTGACTTTACATAATCAACAAGATTACTGATACCTGTATCTTGAAGTTCAGAATCAGTTGCATCTTCAAGAGATATTGCATCTTCTTCCATCATTAGTTCATCTTCTGCCATAATTTATTCCTTAATATCCAAATGTTGAGTCTGCCATAGGCATCGTGTTTGATGGTCTGCCCATTGGGTCATAGTCAAATATACTAAATCTAGGTCTTGTCATTATACCATATCTTAATGCATCATACAAGTGGTCTTCTGCTTTAGTATCTACGTCTTCAGGATTTTTCTTATCCAACGGTATAGAAGGTAATTGTGCTACTATATTTGTACAGGTGTTAAAAAATATAAGTCTTGGTTCTTCTGTAAATTCATCTACCTGTAATCTTCTATGTACTTCGTTTTTACCTGCAACACGAGAACCTTTACTTCTATCTGAAGGTCTCCATCTACAACCTCGTGTAATCATTTGTTCTGCAAGTGAAGGTCCTGTATCACCACGTTTGTGCCATAAACTAGAGTCTAATACACCATACTTAATATTACCATCTTCTGACTCTAAATCTAACACCATGTCAGCTAGGTCTGTTGCAAGAACTTTCGATACATACAATTCACGATATACAATAAGCTGTTCTTCAGGCGAGACAGCAAACCAAAGAACACCTGAGTAACTACCATAACCATAGTCACAAGCCCTAAACTTAACCCAATTACTAGGGATAGAAAACGGTTCAGTAACATGTATATCCCTGTTAAACTCAGTAAACGCTGCACCTTCTTTAATATCCCAATCACCTTCCAAGAGTTGTCTTCTTTGTTGTTCAGGAAGGGAAAGTAGCATTGCTTCATAGTCTCCACTTTCTGCGAGGTATGGATTATCAGATAATCTTGCAGGAATAAATCTCCTCTTGAATAGAGAGTTCCCAGCTTTAGGGTGTCCTGATGGGTATTTAAGGATTTCTCCTGTTTCAATGTCTGTTGCATCAAATGCCTTTCCATATGGAGCAGGGTCAATAAACATTTTTTTAACCCACATATGTCCTATACCACCGGGGTTTGTCGTTGCTCTCATATAAATTGGCAAGTCTTTTGCTGTAGAACGTAATCTTGAACGCATATAATTCCAAGCAAACGGACTTGACCATTGTGTTAATTCATCAAAGCCTATCCAACTAAAAGCCAAACCTTGATAACGCATCACATCTTCATCTCTATCAAGATATGACATCCACAATCGTGCACCTGATGGTGCTACCCATTGCATCTTTCTTTCATACCACTTTATACCCTTCCATATTTTAGGATATAATTCTTGTGATTTAAATATAAGTTCTCTTAACTCTTCTGTTGTATGTCTTAATAACAATCCACTAAACTGTGGATGACCCATATAACGTAAAGGGTCTGCTAACATGGCAAATGATTTACCACCACCTGCACTTCCCCCATACAAAACTTCTCTTTCACCTGCTGCAAGAAACTCTGTTTGAGGTCCTTCATTAGGCTTAAATGCTACGTTATGCTCTTGTTCAGGTACTCTTTCAATAACATCTAAGCTAGGCTTAACTGTTTTTTTAAGTTCTTGCACCTGTTCTTTGGGTTTCGATTGCTTTCGTTTTCTCGATTGCTTTCGTTGCGTAGTCAGCCCAGATTTTGAGAGTTTTAGCTTTGTTCTTACGCTGTTGCTCATTTGCTAACCTTTTTCTTAAACCTACGTGTGATATTTGTCTTCCTGTTTTTGTTGTTAGCCAATTAGCTACTTCTCTGTATGAGTATTGTTTTATATGTTTTCTTGCTAACTCTAATGCTTCTAATTCTAATTCTATTGGGTCTAATATTTCAGAGTCTTCTTCATTCTGCTTATACCCAAATGGTATAGTCCTAGCTATTCTAGGTATCTGTAGCCACTCTGAATCTTCTTTCATATCAGTAGGCTGTGGTAGTTTCCACTTACCTAAACTTCTAGCCATCACTACTTTCATTTTTAGGTGGCAATAGCATTACACCACCTGTGCTCTCTACCTGCATTTTTTCTGTTTTTACAAGACCTGCTCTATCTAATAATTCTTTAGCAGCAGTCATTTTATCTTTTATACCTAATTCCGTAGGGTCATACAAACCACCAACCATAGCCATTGCAGCTTTTGGTGCATTGCTTGCCATGTATATTTGAGTAGCTTCTAAGATTTCTTCTTTTAAAGATTGTATTATCTCTTGATTATTAGTAGCAGGAGAATATCCTGCAATAATCTTAGCATCTCTAATACTACCATTTGCATCAGCAAATAAAGCATCAATAAACTTTTGTTGTCTTTCAGTTAATTTTCTAGCCATGTTTTATAAACTTTCTTTCTCTAGGTTTAAAAAACTCTTTTAAGTTTTCTATGTGTTTTTTTCTTTGCTCTTGTTTTTCTAACTCAAGCCTACTGCTTGCATTCGAGATATAAGCCTGTCTGCTCGATTTGTTACTTGTTTGTACCATCTACTGTCTTTCATTTGATAACCTGCTTCTAACCAATTACCATCGTGAATAGCCTGTATCATTTTTTTAAATTTAGATAATCTAGGTCTGCCCATATTAAACATCATATTAGCTAAAATTAATCTTACTTCTTCAGGAAGGCTATCCCAATCTTCAAACAATTTTTTACACTCACCTATTGTGATGTGTACGTCTTGCTCAAATACTTCATTAACCCTGATTTCATCCACCAATGTTCCCACTTCTTTTTGGTACTCTTGGTCTTGGTCAGTAACGAGATGTCCGATACCAAACGTAGGTAAGCCAAGGTGGTCCAGATATATTTCGTATTTGCATCCTTCATCTATCTTTAGTTCCTCTCTTAATCTATCTGTAAATGTTTCCATTAATGTGTCCTTTTTAATTTTTCATTTTCTTTTATTACAGTATAGTATGCTTCTGTTAATTGTTTTATATCGTCTTGTAATAATATTATTGTTGCTTTTGCAGATAGAAGTTCTCTTCTTAAAGTTTCTTCAAATGTATCCTCATGGTTATCCCATCCATTTGCTTCAATCATTTTTTACCACCTAATGCACTAAAACCAAAATATGCTCCTACAAGACCACACATACTAATATATTGTGTCATAAGAATAGACTCTGCTTCTGCTAATCTATCTGGAAATGCTAGAGTTAATATTGTTGTAATAGCCATTAAATAAATTAATACCCAAGCCATTCTACGTTTATTTATCTGATACCCTATTTTATCAGGTATTAAATCATTTGAACTGCATTTGCAGTTTTCATTTCCACACGCACAAGTCATTTATTTTTTCCCATTAACTGCATACCTGTCTTACCAAATCTATATCCAAAACTACTACCTATACATATATACAAACATGTACTAAACCAAGGTGGTGTACTTTCGTTTAGGAAGATAAAACCCTCTGCTACATACGGCTGACTCCAAGGCAAGAAACATGCTACAAGAATGCCACCAAAAATAATTGTCCAAAATTCATCCTTCCACGAACCTGCCATTTGATTAGTAAGGTTCTGCTCCATTAACATACTTGACGTAGCTTCAGTTTCATAGACTTTAGCTTCGGCTTTTGCTCTAGCAACTTTTACATCTGTCTCTGCTTTAGCTTTATCAACTCTACCCTGTAACCATGTACCTGCGAGTGAAGCTATTGGTGAAATTAAACTTCCTAACATCTCCATCTTCTCCTTGCTTGTCTTAATCTACTGTTTGGGTTTTTAGCAGCTTTAGGAAACTTCTTCATCTGTCCTGCACTTCTTGCACAAAAAGACTTTCTTCTTGCTGCTCTTTTTCCTGTAGGCTTTTTTTCTGTGACTGCAGTTTGTAGTTTACTACCGGGATTTTTTCTCCTATAGGCAGCTACACCTGCTTTAGTCATACCTGCACCTGACTTCGTTGACCTAAAGTTCTTCTTATTTCTTTTAGGCATGTTGTCAGGTTTACGTGCCATAATTAACCTTGAAAGAATATATGATAAACTAATAAAGCTATGATAAGTAATTTACCATAGTCTAAGTCGAAGTTTGTTCCTTCGCCAAATCTTTTATTCCATACTTCAAATTTAATTTTATCCCAATCAATCATGTTGGTTCTCCTTTGCTAGGTATCTCTACACACACACTATAACCCTCTATATATTGTGGGTCTTGCATTATGCTGTTTCTAACTTGATTTACATATTCGTAGCATCTGCTTTCTGATGTAAACGGAAAGTTTACCATTGGAAAATTAACAAATGCTGAGGTTTCTCCTAATGACCATAATATTGTTATTACTGGTATCCACATTTTTTACTCACTTTCTTTAGGTATGCAATAAACCTTGAGAAAGATTTTGTCTCCTGCCTGTCTTTGATGTAAGTCTTGCTGTCGCATTTTTCCTGCATATTCAAGGCACGTATCCAAATCATTGAAGTAGACATTTTCTTTAATCTCTGTTCCTTGTAGTAAAACTACTAGCATCCATAACATATAATACCATATACAACATCAACTGTCAAGCAAATCTTCTAAACCTTGCAGTCTTTTTAGCTATACCTTTAGGCTGTTTAGTAAACTGTTTACCTGCCTTCTTGCCTTTTCTTTTTGCCTTCGTTGTTGCTGCATACTCTTGAGGAGTTAATGCTTTTATTGCTTTCTCTGGTAAGTATCTTTCTCCAGTTTTCGATGAGGGCTTTCCAGATTTCGTTCTCCATTTTTGCTTACTCCACGCTTTTAATGACCTTTGTGATTTTTTTAACGGCATTATTTAAATTGTTCCTTTATACTTCTAACTACGCTTTTAATATCAAATGGTTTTTCATTTGGTCTATAAGGACACTCATATTGTCTAGGACATTCACCTGCATCATAAGGCACATACTCTCTGTACTGTGTGTTGTTTGCACCTACGAAGACACACACTCTTTGATTATTTCCTAGTATTTGACTTGCTAACCTGCAAGTTGTCATTTTTGGTTTGTCATCTTTTGTAAAAGCTACAATAGAAAACAGTATACAAAAAACTATAATAATAAGAACTGTTAAACAGAAACGGTTATTAACCATATCATCCAACCTAAAGCACTTAGACCTATCAAAGAAGCTACTCCCATAATAGTGTAGTCTCTTATCATACGCTGTTGTTCTTCTTTAGCGTATATAGCTTCTTGTCTAGCTTTACGTATTCTACCTTCTTCTTTGATTAGGTCATCCCACGCTTGCATTCCGTAGTGACCTATCAAAAAATTTCTTAATTCTTCTCTTTGTTTTGCTAACTTTTTTTTGGCTGAAAAACTTTCTATTGCTACTTGCTCAATAGACCCATTAAATAACTTGTCAAAAGTAGATGGGCTATTCGCATTCTTCTGTATATTATCTACATCACTTACTGCTGACATCCATCTGCCTAATTCAGATGACATGTCTTCAATTTCTTTTCCTACCGTTATAGCTTTTTTAATAGCATTATAAGCTGTAGTTGCACCTGTAACAGCTGCAGAAAGGGTAATGGGGTCAATCATGTTGGGGTGTCTTTCTAAAGTTTAATTTAACCAGTCAAAAAAACTTTTCCCCTTCTCCTTTGAAGTTATGCTTTCTAACCAGTCATAAAATGATTTAAATGGTTGTCTTGGTTCTTCGACTGCTACATTTATTTTCTGTAGGTCTTCTATCTCTTGTATTTCTTCAGGCATGTAGTCGTTATCCACGATAACCCCCACCTGATTTTTTATATCTTGCTGCTAATAGTTGGGCTTTTCTTGCTGACCATTGTCCCGGAGCACCACCCTTGCTACCTGCTTTAATAGAATTAAATAATCTTTTACGCATTGTAGGTTTAGTATAGTTACCTGCTTTATTAACTGTGCTTTTTTTCTTTACTGCCATTTTTACCTCTTCTTAATATACCTTTTCTTTTGGTCTTTTTTAATTTTACTTAAAGTTCTAGCTTGTTTTGCGTGGGTTTTAGATGCTTTCTTTAATCCTTTAATAACTTTATTTAATGGTTTTGTGTAATGTGGCATTATACTTTTCCTCTAGCCTTTTTTAAACTTTCTTTTGCTTTTTTAAATATTGAGACAACTTCTGTTTTGCCCATGACTTTTGCTCTTTGTTCTCCAACGGTGAGAATTTGTATTTTTCTTGCATAAGGCTTATTGACTTTTTTAACCTTTGCAACAGTTGCTCTTGCGTCAGATGGAGTTGCAAACTTGATGCCAACCGTGTCTTTAGGGTTTTCATCCGTGTATAAACGTCTGCCACTTCCTTTGGGTTTTTTTCCTGTACCAACTTTAGGGTCTCTTTTTTTTCTGCTTTTTGTTGTTGTCATTATATAAATTATCAAATGTTACACTAGGGTCTAAGTAGGTTTCATGACTTTCTGCCGAGTGTGACCATTGTGATGGTGTAAAGTCAGGTGCTCCTTCTCCAGTTGCCCATAAAGCAGGACTTGTAGCACGGACTCTGTTATTAGGCAAAGCAACAAAATTACCTGTCCACTTTCCTGCATCTAGCAGGTATAACACATGCGACTGTTTATGTTGAGCAGGGTCATCTGCTATGTCGCTATCTGTGTAGTCAACTGTAAATAAATATTTACCTTTGTAAAACTCTCCACCAACTTTACAAAGCCAAGGGCTTGAACTTACTCTGTCCATCACGACTACACTGTGATTTCTAGACTCACAATCCCAAGGTTGTGCTAAATGGTCTTCCATAGGTTCTGACCATTCATCTAGTGGTATATCGGCTACGAGTGCTTGGATTGGCATTCTAGCCCACATTGCTCCACCATGTATGTTTGTTTCAGGTCCATCTTCGAAATCTGCTTCACAACCTGTAAATACAAGTTGAAAACTCAGAGACCTGTCAGGTATTGTATTAACTGCAAATACCATCGCATGTAAAAACTCTCCGTGATACTGCGAATGGTTTGACGTAAACTCTTTCCGTACCCAACAATGAAAATGGGGTACGTTACTAATGAGATACGGCATTATCTACGTCTTGCAGCACCACCTCTAGCGTATGATTTTTTCTTCTTCATCATCATAGCACCACCTTTAGCCATACCTTTTTTCTTTTTCATAGCACCACCTCGTGCCATTCCCTTTTTCTTTTTCATACCGTGCATTGGCATAACGTATTCTCCTTTACGATGTTTTATATACTTTACGTGCATTCCTTGTTCTAGGAAATGACCTATTCTTTGAAGCAGATACTACTTTCAAAGGACTATTTTTATTTAGGGCATTGCCACCAACATGATGTACATCTTTGCCATCACCTTTGCGTACAAACCCTGCTTTCATCAGCTTGTTTCTAGCTGAAGTTCTATTAGAACGCTTTTGTTTTACATGAGGTTGTGAGTCATATTTACGTTCTTTGGCATAGTTACGAACAAATGCCATTAAACAAGACCACCTTTTCTCATGTAACCCATTTTATTTCTAACTTCCTTTGGAAGGTTAGGTAAACCTTTATTACTAGGTGGAATAGGCTTTAGGTTGTCACTAACTGAACCACCTGTTGCATACATGTGTTTCTTACCACCTGCCATGCCACCATATGACATTTTATCTTTACCCTTTTTAACTTTACCAACAGCTATCATAATTGCTATTCCTTCCTTTTTCTTTTTAGGTTTTTTGGTATCTCCACCTTTATCCATATACTTCATTCTTGGCTTTATTTTAATATCACTATCAGGTGCTATTTGTTTCATCCTTGGTTTAGGTCTACTTTTTATAGCTTCTAATGCTTTATTTTTTTGCTCCTCTGTAATCTTACCGTCTGAGAATAATGTATTAACATCGGATTTGTTAGCCATACCTATCTGTTTTGATGCAGGACCACTTGTAGAAGTCCTGCTAATTGTAATATCACCACTTTCTAGTATATTAAAATCTAGTTTAGGCTTTGTCTTTTTTCTTTTAGAGAGTGCTTCAAATAAATTTTTTCTTTTTTCAGCCATACTACTTCTTCTTTTTCATTTTTTCTTTAAGTCTCTTACCCATAGATTTTAATGTGTCGGTCTTTACTTTATACTGACCATTTTTATCTTTAGCCATAAACTTATCATAGTTTCTACCCTTGCCACCTTTACCATCTGTAAAGCCAATAAGGAAGTCAGTCATTGTAGAACCTGTACGTGAGAAACCTTTAACACCAAACTTACCTGTTAGACCTGATAAGTCAGGTTTACTAATAGGGCTAGTTCTTTTCTTTTTTGTAGCCACAGGAACATTTTTCTTTTTAGGTTTTGATTTTGGTACGTCTGCCATTTTAGGCTTTGACATAGGAGGGTCTATTTTTTTAGGTTTAGACTTCGGTACGTCTGCTAGTCCTCTATTGTCTATTAAAGGTGGGTCTTTCTTACCTTCTTTTTTATCTACTTTAGGAAGATTTAAAATACCTAGAACAGTTTTCTTTAGGTTTGCACCTTCCATTGGTCTAGTACGTGTGCCTGTTCTTCCACCTCTAGGCACAGCAGATGTACCACTACCCTTTTTAGGAGTAATGTTTTTCATTTCTCTTGGTTTTTCTAATCTTTTTAATCTTGCTGAACCTACAGATGTACCTTTAGGTTTAGACACAGGAGGTTTTACATTACTTGTTTTAGGAGTTGTTGCAACTTTTCCACCACTAGGCTTTTTCTTCGTGGTGAGTGCAATCATATCCTCTTTTTTGAGTCCTTTTGTTGGGTCTTTCTGTCCACCTTTGGTAGATTTAAACTTATCCATAAATCTTTTTACACCAGATGCAGTATTAGACAGCACTTTACGCTTACCTGCGTTGCTTACTATCTTACCACCATACTTTTTAACAAAACTTTGTGCAGCTTTCTTTGCTGCGAATCGGATTGCAGTTCCTGCGATTGCATTTACTACAAATATTAACGGTAATGCCATTGTTCTACGTTTACTCCCCTTTTAAATACCCTTCTTCCTTCATAATGGACTCTACATGGGCTAATGTGTACCTAATACCTGTCTTAGCTTCGACTGCAGCACGAACATAAAACACAGAACTGTGTGGTATGTTAATGGTATGCAGGGTATTTGTACGTATTGCATTATAGAATGCTTCTAAAACATTCTCTGGTGTATATAGTTTTACTGATTTCTTTGCCATTGTCAAGGATTATTTTTTTATTTACAGGATTTTATCCTATACTGTACATTTAAATGTTCATTTACCTGTATTTATAGTTTTTTTAATAACATTTAACTGTTCATTTAACTGTTATACATAATTATACTCATTTTATGGGTATCTGTCAAACACTTTCTGCCTTTTTTTGTATTTTTTATATATAGGTGTGACACTTTTACCACATATACTTAACAGTTACATATGTGGTTAACACTTAATTTACCTAATCTGTTGCGTTCTGTGTATATATATAACGTAGACCCCCACCGTGGCACATGCCCATACCCATTTCGGTCTATCGACGGTCATTCTGTGCAAAAAAAAATTTATGTTTTACTTTAAATAGATAAAATAAAAACATGATAGTTTATATTATAGATATAGCTTAAAATATTTTAATAGTAAAACTGTTTAAAAAACAGTTGTAATTAATAAATTAAAAAAATGTAATAAAAATTGATATATCTATAGATAGTATTTGGCATGTATAAAATATGTAATACCTGCATGGGTGGTATTCATTTAATGCATTAAATATATATTGATTTATTATACAAAAAAGATTATATTATTATTAAGCAATAATGCTTTTAAATTTTAACAATAAGGAAAAAAATATTATGTTAAAAGTAAAATCAAATAATAAATCTAATCTTACATTATTATCAATTAATCAATTTCATGTTAATCTTTCAAGTGATGAAAAAATAAGATTAGCATCAATGAAATTACAATATAATCATAATAAACAAAATTATGAAACTGATAGAAGTACAGTATTAGATAAATTAAATATCATGCAAAAAGATAATAAACAAGTAATGAAAGAAACCGATTTAAATAATACTTTTATTACTAATAGTAAAAGTAAGTTTTTTGGTGGTAAACCTTATAATGCAATAATTGAAACATCAAATACTTATAGGTTTGTTTATTCAACTATTAAAAATAATAAAACTATTTTTAAATCAATTTATATTTGGAAGAATGATAGTAAATTCCATAACTTAGATAAAATTTCAACTAACATAAAACTTAATAAACAATATAAATAATTAAACTTGTATAGACTAGTAATATTAATTTATTGCTAGTCTATTTTTTTATAAGGAAAAAATAAAAATGATTCCCAAATTGCATATTAGTAAAGGTTCTTTTAAATTAGATAAAATAGATAATATTTCAACTAATACTAAAACAAATAATTATTGTATTACACAACATAAAAATAAAAATAGTATATGTTTTAAATGTTATTCTTTTAAAGGTTTGGATTTTAGAAAAAATATGATTCCTTTATTACAAAATAATTCTGATTTATTAAGTACTAATATTATAGATATAAACTTTTTACCTATCATCTATAATATTTATTTTAGATTTAATTCTCATGGGGAATTAATAAATTTAATTCATTTACAAAATTTAATTAATATTGTTAATAAAAATAAACATTGCAATTTTGCTTTATGGACAAAAAGATTTGATTTAATTAAACAATATTTTGATAACAACGTAAAACCTGACAATTTAATATTAATTTATTCTAATAGTAAATTAGATAAACCTTTGAACAAACCACCAAAAT